ATTTCATCTTGCTCTGCGTCCGCGCCATGCCCAGTTTGGTGATGAATGGAGGGTGCAGGATAAGGTTCAACTCGTCCAGGCGGCCGTCAATGAGCGTTTTCTTGAGCTTCTGCCCAGATTCCAGCAATTCGGGGATCGAGTATCCGTAGAAGCTGCCCAGGGCGTTGACATAGCACCAGTTGAGAAATGGCATCGCCTGATACTGATTCGGCATGTTTCTCGCCACATGCTCGCGGCCAATCAGCCAGACATGATGATCGCGCTGCCAATATCGCAGCACTTCTACCCGCGCCAGTCTCGGATCAACCGACTGATCCTGTCCGGGCTGATAATTGACCCCTCGATAGCTCTGAATTGCCTGCCGGGTGGTGTCGCCGTCCGTGAAAGTCTTTTGCTGCGAGAGACGATATAGCGTCACATCGTGGGGGATATCGAAGCCATCCTGCCCGCGATAACTGGCCAGCTCCGCAATCGTCATCATCTTGCGGCGAATCGTAAAACCTGCCTGCTGGGGATTAGTTGACCGGCAATTCGGGTCGATGTAGAAGTCCATCAAATCAACCGGATCGAGAAAGAACTGGCTTACCGTCTCCGGCTTATAAAACTGCTTCGCATAGCTTACCGTGCGCCCGGTGTGCATGGGAATCTGGACCCCCGGCAGCATGGGATGCTCGCCCATTGCCACTTCCGGCTCAACCATGCGCTGCCAGTTGATCGCCATCTCTGTGCGCGGCCCGTCCCATCCCCATTCCCAGATGCCATTGCCGAGAACGACGCCATCCTCCGTCATTCGGTCCACACAGGAGCGGAAGCTCTGGAACTTTACCATTCCTCCCAAAGACTTCAACTGATCCTGCATGAGAGCGCGGACCTGGTGCAACTGGGTGATGGTCGTACCGCTTGACGCCGCTTCCACGTCGAAATCAAGGTCAGCCCCGCAGATCGCGTCAATCAACTGCGGTCGTAGGGCGTTGACCTGCGTAAATGCGTGCCAGATTTGCATGTTGGCGCGCGGAGTTCTCGACCCATCCCACAACTTCTCCCCGTTCCGCACCGCCGCATAGATCGAGGCCGCATTCTGCCATTTGGTCTCGTAGTTGGTCGCTCGGTCGCTCGCCGCGCGATTGAAGTCGCCCAGTACGATGCGCTTGGCTTCCTCCGCCGACCACTCGCCGCCGCCAATCGGGATGCCTTCGCTGGTTCGCTGCTCATACCCGCCAAGAGGGGGAGCAGAATTGGCGTCCGATGCCGGACTTGGGACCATCGGAGGCGGGGCATTCGCGTCTACAGTGACCATTGGCTCACTTTACCACCATTCAGGTTCAAGGCAGATATCAACGCACGGAAGACACATATAGGAGGTACCGAAGTGGCCTTCACATTTTCCTGATTCTCGAAAAGCTCTCGTGCCTGCTGGAATTGGGTGTTGCATGTCGCCCTTCCAGCCGAAACAGGTATGCTCCTTGCGGGTCGTGACGAGCTTCGTTTTTCGCGCTTCGACCTCTGCGGGGAAGTCGTCGGCCGCACCGGGATCGAAAGCCAAATATTCATCATCTGTATGGGCAGGAGCGGGACCTTTCCTATGCGCCATCACCATTCGATAAACCTCTTCAATCCAAACGGTATCACGCCGGGAACCCTGTGTCATGGTCCACCTTTGGGTAAAACTGGTCCTCGTCCTGATAATGCTCGGCCAAAAGCAGCGAAATCGGGTCTCGAAGCGCGCTCGGGACGTTATATTCCTCGGTTCGGCTCGACAGCACCCCGGAATTCACGCCTTTGCCCTCCAGCATCAAATCTGTCAGCGTATCCAGGAAGTCGTCGTGCCGGTATTTCGGGAAGCCCTTGATTTCGGTCTCGATCGCGGTACGATACGGCAATGAATCTGAAAAACGAATATTCCCCGCCTGAAACCAGGGGCGAAGTCCCCGAATTTTCGACTTTTTGGACTGCTGATTGTCCGCAGGTTCGGCTTGAATGGGCAGGAATCGCCCGCGCTTCGACATCTCCCGCCGAAGGGATGCCAGCAACACTCTTTCGAGCGCTTGCTTTTGAATCTTCAACTTCACGATACCGGGGAACATGTCGAACACCCTGAAAATCCATTCGATAACCTCCTCAACAGGCGGACGCCCATACAGCATGAACGGCACGTACAGCCGCGCATTGGCAAACCCGCCCACCGTCAGCACAGTAAAGTCCGAATCATGCCCCTTCACGTCTTCCATGCCTGCCACGTCGAGCGCAGCATAGAGGCTCATCCTCGGCAAAAGCTGATCCATCACTTTTTCAGGCGTCCAGATCAACTGCTTCACGTCGTCAATGAGCCCCTGGCCGGCCACAATCGGATTCATCAGGTACTGGGCGGCCAATTGCGCCGGCCCCTTCATGGGATCGTCCTCAATCTCCTTCAGCGCCGCATATCCCATCCGCTCGGGCCACAGGAAGGGTCCTTCTGGCCAATTAGGAGCCGCACTCCGCACCACCAAGTTGAACGCATCCGGAAGCCCCTTCGTCCGCCGCGCCGCGTGATCGTTCCGCCGCACCTGGTACAAATCCGAGAAATCCCAAGGAGTGCCCACCATGTCCGTCCAGCCCTTCAGCGGCTTCTCCACATCCTCCGTGTTGTACTTCTCCAGCAGATCGCCCATCGAACCCGCGTGCCGGATTACCTCATCAATCCCATTCTGCGAGCTCGAATTGATCTTCTCCACCAGATCATCCGACTTCTGCACATCCCCGTGATACCCGGTGATCGCCGAGCCCACCGTGGATGCAAGAACAGTCGGCTCCTTGCCGCCCGGACCCAGTTTCTTGTTGTTGTTGTCCCGCGCCGGACACGTAAACCCGCTCAAATTCCCCAAATCCGGCACCTTCCCGTCCTTCGCCACCGGGCACAACTCAGGGAAAAGCAGCCGCAACTGATCGTTCAGAATGAAGTGGTTGCGAATCTCGATGATGATGCTTGTGACCAGCGTCTCTGTTGCGGTGGTCAGGAGAATTCGGACATTCGGGTAATTCAAAATCCACATGATGCTGTGAGCGATCGTAACCAGTGTCGACTTGATATGCCCGCGAGGAAACAGAATCAGATTGTCCCGGCTCTGCTCGAACCCCTCGTTCGGTGGCAGCAAATCCATCTTGCACTTTGGCTCCCATAGAACCTTGCCCTCCATCGCAGCCCTGTAATCGTCCACCGTCTTATGGAACTCAGTCGCCCCCGGAAACTTCTGCAACGCCGCCAGAATCGGCCCATGCACCCGCTCGGACACATCCGGGTACCCAAGAACCACATTCGACAGCCACACGAGGTCTATGCGCGCCTTGTGCCGCTCTGCGTGCCACCATTCGAGGTAGCGGCCTACGTTCTTATCAGTGATCTGCACTAGCGCAACCGATCAGCTATTTTCCCCGCGATATTCGAGGCTATGCCAGCGAGAATCAGTCCCACAAAGCCAAGGATGCACGCCGCCACTATCAACTCGGCTAGATAAATCATTTCTTCATGCTCCGCACAGCGTCGCCAAGGCCTGGGAACTTCTTCGCAACCTTTGCGTCAATGCTTGCCCTCAATTGCGGACTCGGGCGTCCCATACGCTCCGCGGCTATACCGTGGCTCTTGTCTGGAATCGGATATGTGCGATTCGGTCCCGCGAATGCTGAATCGGGGAGTGCGTTACGCCGCGCTGCTGTCAATCTTGCCATGCGTCACCTCAAGAGCATCATAACCGCTCCCGGTTTTGGTGGTAATTTTTTTGTGGCGCGCGTGGAGCTAGAATGGCGAGGCGTTTCTATGAAGTTTCCTCCAAGCCTCTTGTTCTACATCCCGAAGTCCCTTATACGTGCGGTCGCCATTCATGCAGCCCGACTCGTCATGCCCCGGCGAACCACACTTCACACAACCATTCTTAGGCTCCTCGTGGATAATCACCGCGGTGCGCAGCGACGATAGGCAGAAGTCGCGAAGAGTCAGATCGCGCGACAATGCGAAAGCCTTCAGCGCCTTCACTAGATCAGGGTCAACGTTGCGAATATTTAGGTCCATGTGACAAGTGTAACACCGCCTCAGTTTTTGTCCAGAATTTTCTATGTCGCGGGCGTGACCATGTGCCGCCGACTCCCGCCACCAGTACCCCCGCCAGGGTCGGGCCACCCCGGCGCCTCGGCTTGGGACTCCAACCTTCCGCGCAAACGCAGTCGCGCCGCCGCTCAGTTCGAGCGTAGCTGTGGTGTTGAGTGGTGGAGGATTGGAGGAGCGAGGGTGGATTAGCTAGACAGGCTTGAGGCAGCGTGCGCAAACAGGCTTGTCGCCGTGCAGGACGCGTCCGGTGGCTCCGCAGTGCCGACAGGACCATTCAGCCTTGGCCGGCGCAGCAGCAGGCACGTGAGGCGTGCTGGGCTTTGCACCCTTATCCCATCTGCGAGATCGGCAGGCCCTGGACGCGCAATGCGACGGGTACAGCTCGGTCATAATCCACGAGTAGCCGCATTGATCACATCGCCACGCCGGAACGCTTGTCTTGCCCATGTGAGCATTGTACACAGAGGGTGTGTACAATGCTCACATTACTACTCACCCAGCATAGCCGCCAGGCGCTCAGCAGCTGGCCCAGATACGCTCAGCGTGATACTCGATCCGGCATGCATCGCCTTAGCCGCATCCTGCATTCCAAGCAGCCCGGTGAGCTGATCTATAGCCTTTTGCTGCACCTTGTAATCAGGCGCGTCCGACTGCACAACCTCTTTGCCCTCAAGCGTTTGGTTCGCTCGGGCGTCCAAATGTTCAACTATCTTATTTCCGATGCGATCAAGCGTAAGACCTTGCCTTTCAGCGATTTGCTGGAATCTTGCCCGCATCTCGTCTGGAGGGATCAATTTCCAAGGAGTTCTGCTTGCCCCGGAGCCGAAACCAGCCTCGAGCGCTGCTTGAGAGGCCGTCTTCCCATCGACTATGCCCTCAACGAGGCGTGTCTTTCGGAGTTCTAGGACTGATTCGGGTCCTAATTTCTCTTCATCCATAGCATTCAGCATATCGTCGTAGCTCAAGCCATCCTCCTGATCGTTATATATATCTAGAGATAGCATAAACCTTTAAGAGCCTTGTACCCCTTGTATTCAACGTGTCAAGCCCTTTCATATGTGCATGTTTGTGATAGTTTGATAACATTTGCATATTTTACTTTACATTGGAATACATATAGATTATAGTGGATTCAGTTCAGAGGAGAAACGGCGATGCAGACAGCGATCAGGAATCCTTATACCGGGCTGAGCAAGTCAGAACTTGAATCCAAACTGGATGATATGCTCCGGCGCCAATTTGAGCACACGGCTAATCTCCGCATCAACTTCGCCCGTTATGCAGTCCGCTAACGATTCGCAGTTCAACCGCAGTGCAATATCACACTAAACGCGCACATGAACCGCTCACGGAGATGTGGGGCAGGAGATCTGGCAAATGGAATACGGAATCTTGATTGCAACTGGAGCGGATGGCGTCTTTCAAATCCTTGGAGCGGTCTATTCACAGCTTGAAGCACTACAGCTTGCCGATGATTACATTCGGCTGGGACCTGATAACGATTACCTCGCGCCGGAACGGTTCGAGATTCATCGCCGGGGAGACCGGGGAGGATACACACTCATCGAGCCTCTTACCGATGGGGAGTGGCTCATGGAAGGCAGGAAAGCACCCTAAACCACCACGGCTCCCAGATGCCTCACAGCGCGTCGGCAACATGAAAGGTACCCCATGATCACCAAACCTCAGGAATGGATGACTGTAGCCCAATCCGCAGAGCTTTTGCAGCTCAATCCCATGACGATATTGCGCTGGATCAAGGCCGGAAAGCTGCCGAGGCGCAAGATCGGGAAAAGCTACCGACTCTCCAGGACGGAAATAACAACGTTTCTCAATAACAGGAAGGTGAAGCTATGAATTGCGCGAATTGCGGTAAAGAAATCGAGCAGGCTGATTGGTTCGGCCTTTGGACGCACGTCACAAGCAAACTATACGGCTGCGGGCCCGGCGCCCAATACGGCGGCAAGATGGCCGAACCCACCCGCCCCGAAACTGAGGATGTAGTGGCCGCGACTAAGCTGGAGAAGGCAAGCCAATGAACACCAGGATGCAGTTTGACCCTTACGTGCTGGCCGTCCTCATCGTGGCCGGGCTCGTCATCGGATGGTGCCTATGATTGATTTTCTCGCAGGCTCTTGTCGAAACGACAATAAGACCGAAGATGTGTATCCAGGTTCCGTCCTAACGGTTGTCTTTAGGCAGGGCGAAGATGGCTATATCGTCGCCGAATGCTTGCAGCTCCCGGGATGCATGTCACAGGGAAAGACAAAGGCAGAAGCAAACCGCAATATCAGGGACGCTATCCAGTCGGTGTTAATGGTTCGCCTGGGGCAGTTTCTGTCAGAATCTGTTCCATGTGATAGATCCGCTGATGATAGATGGGAACAGGAGACGTTCCGAGTCGAAAGTCCCGAACTTGTAGCCTGCGAGCGCTTTCCCTACGCGTCGCAAAACTCCTGCTCCGATATCCCGGCTTTCCTTAGCTCGGCTTTCAATAGATGCCGATCTACGCTCCTAAGAGAAAGGGCATAATGAGGTTTGAATCTGGTTGGATTTCCGCATGTATGCACTGCCATAAACAGCTTACCGTATCCGCAGTCCCGTTCAGCGCTAAAATCACCTGTCCTGGGTGTGGAGCGGTCAACATTTTCCATAACTCCCAACATCCGCACCGCGTGGAAGAGATGTATCAATTGGAAGTACAATCGGTGGAATGATGGAAAAACCATCCAAAAGGTCATGGAAAGACCCAGTAATGCGTTATCTTTTCATTGCAGAACAGGCTATGAAAGGAACTTTGCATTAGCCCGATGCCGATTCATCGCAAGACCGGAGACTATTTCCAGTCAACCACAACCGGGGAGACGGTCCGCGCTTTCGTTCCCTTTCCATTGCCGCCCGCCCCGCCGCTCGAACGTTGCAAGACAGGAAAAACCATGAAAGACATCACCTCTGAGACCCCGCCAGATCCGTTTTACAACCAAACCATCTACCACGAGGAGGCAATATGCAAGCGGATGAGATGCAACTGGCAATTTCCTATGCTGACCTCGCGAACTCGCTCACCTTTCGCGATTTACTCAAGTTTCATTCTGGAGAATGTGAGCGGCTTGAACTCGCTGCCTTAAATGCTCCGGCGACTGACTTTGAGGCCTGCCGTTCGGCGATCATTGCCTGGCAGCAGCAGCGACTCGTTGTGAAAACCCTTGAGAAGATGCAACTCCAGCAGCAGCGCCTTGGCGCCATGTCGCAAGATGCCCATGAGCGGGATGAAACTCAGATCATCGTGGCGACCTTGAACGCTCTGGCGCAGATTGGCGCACTGAATGAGGTGCTTGGTATCGCGCGGGATGCAGAAATCAAGGCATCGCAGATTTTAGAAGGCCAATAGTGTACACTTTCTTCGGTTTGGCCGCGACCACTAGCGCATTTAGTTGATATATTTACGTTTAAATGGTGCTTCGAAAGGCTTCGAAGGAGGCTTCGAACATGGCAGGGGAGATTCAAAAAGAAACCGCCCCGGCTAAGAGGCGGTCCAGAGAGTTTGCGGGGTGTCGGTTGTTTCGCTATCGGCCAAGAGTCACGAAAACAGTGGAGTGGTTAGACGGACCACCCCGCAAATAAAGTTTACCACCATTCAGATTCGCCATGCTACACTTTTGTTGCCAAGAGCTTATGAAAACAGTTCCCATGACAATTCGTATCTCGTCAAGGTTCCCGCTTTCGTGCGCCTGGGCCGCTCTCCGGCATGGTGACTTCCTCCCCGGAGACTCTGGAGCGTACAGGAGCGAGCAGCCAGGTCCAGACCGCACAAGCATTGCAGGTTCAATCTCAGGTATAGGGGCCTGAAAGGGATCAGACCGGCATGGCGCCCGGTCGATTGTCTTGGTTTTGAAAGTCTGTTCCATCGGGGTGATGGTTTGCCTGGCTCCGGGCTGGTAGTCGATCCAGCAAAGGGCAATACGTCCAGGTCCATTAAGGCATCAACAAAAACAGACGCCATAAGAACCCAAGAGAGCTGCAAGAACAGCACAGACAATCCCCTAGATGCCGAGGGGAATTGCCCCCGGTGTGTCTTTCCTGTGACCCGCTCCGGGGAATGGAACGGCACATTTGGAACCGTTCTGGCCTTAGACTTCTTCGATGGTGATGCCCAACAGGAGAGCGGCAAGACGCTTCTTGAGACGGTAGATGGCCGTCTTGTATCCCTTGGCGTCAACCACGTGCGGAGTGCCGTCAAGGTCCACGTAATAGAAGTCTGCCACGTAGACAACCGGCCTGAGCTTCCCGTCTCCGGGCACCAGGGTAATCCGCATCTGCTCCTGATAGTCTTTGATCTTTCCGGCGCGGGCGAGAGCCTGATAGTTGACCGCCGCTGCCGCCTCATGCTTGGATGCGTAGCCGTTGGAACGCACGGCGCCATACTTGTTTTCCCGAGCCGGGGAGCCACCCTCGACAAAGGCTGTCCACGCTGCCCGCTCACCCATGCGCTCTCTCATCGCCCCTCAGTATGGAAGCGCATGTGGCACTCATGGCATCCTGTCTCCACGTTGTCCAGAACGTCCTCACCGCCGGCCCCACGGCTGCGCTTGTGCATCATGTCATACTTCCGGGGATGCCAGTCGGGAACCGAGTCGGTGACTGGCCGGCCACAGCAAACGCAGGTCCCACCATCACGCTTGAAGCAGGCTTCCCGTAGTTTGGAGAGCGCATCGCCCTTGAGCCGGATGATGGTTGGCTTTGGGAACATTCCGCCCCAGGCTGACTTTGTTCGCATCTTGCGGGGGCTCACAGAGAAACCGGATAGAAGCTATGCGCCAGACAGCTCGATAGCGCCAGTGGGATTTTGGCGATCATGGCGGATGCGGCCTTGCGGGAGTTGGACTTGCTGCCGTGCCGTGCCGCGCCGTCCTGAAACCACGCATCGCCTTTGCCGTTCTCGCGCATCCCGCCGATACCCGGCTGCTTCACCGCATCGCTCTGGAACGACCCGCCGCTGCCATCTAAGCGGAAGCCGGGAACCTTCTCTGCATTGGCACCGCGCTCTTTGCTGTCTGCGATTGCAAACCATGAGCCGGTACCGTGCGCGGTGCCATCTGGGTTGCGCTTCTGCGCCCGAACTGGTGCAATCCCCCGCCCCAGTATCTTCCCCTCCACAATCGCCACCACGCGGTTGTCGACCATGCCCACGTCGCCCCAAAGGTAAAAGCTGCCATAGTTAGCTTTCGCGCGTCCCACCCACTTCTGCGCCCCGCGAACGTTCTCAATCACCATCGGAATGTAGCGGCCGGCAGCTTCGCAAGCCTCACGCTGGATGCGGTAGCAGGCATTGAATAGCTCGTTCAACTGCTCGATAGTGCGCGATCCGCGGTAGCCAGCCGAAAACTGGCCCTGCCCCTGTAACGCTCTCGCGATCTGCTTGCCTCTCTCCCACGGCATCGCCATGTAGCTGTACTCCTGGCACGGCGGCGAGAACACCAGACACGCCGCATCCTTGAGCAGACTGCCGTGGACCTGGCGCATGTCGCGGAGGATCAGTTCACCGGGATAGCCGCCTGAGCCGTAGTCGTGCGCCTCAATGTCGAAGCCGATACATCGATACCCGGCCGCGAGGAATCCTTCGCTCCATCCCCCTAAACCGCAGTAACCGTCATAGACAATCGGCGCTTCGCTCATGCTTTCCCCTCCTTGGTTGCGCCTTACTTCATGCCATGCTATTCCAAGATCACGGCTGTCACCGGGTATCCACGTCCTTCTTCGGTGCAGTCCATCACGCCCCAGTCCCCGCCCCATGCTTTCGCCTCGGATGGACTCATCGGCCTGAAACGCATGTGCTTCACGTCACTCACGGTCAAGCGAATAAGCACGTCTTTCGGAGTGTCAAGTCCGGGCGCAAGTTGAATGTCAGTGATAAACTTCGCCCTGTCCAGATGGCCATTATCGTAGATGCAACTTTCATCATCGGATGCGTTGTATCCCCACCCTATCTCGCGTATTCCCTTACGACTCTTTCGCATCGCTTTCTCGCTCATGCCGTCCTCCTCATGCCTCTCGGTGCTCGTCCTCTACCAGCCCATCGACAAGCTGGATGCCGGTTATCTCGCGGAACACCTGTTTGAACTTCGGTCCGGGGCTCAACTTCTGATTCGTCATGGCATCGCAATAGGTTCGGGTAATCTCGATGCCGTGCCCCGAAAGCCACCGCTGGAAGGTGGTTGATGACATGCCGCGCTCAGTGAGCCAGTTTACTAGCACCCGCTGCGCTTCACCGTGAGTGTAGGAACGCCGTTGCTTCTTCATGGACCTATATAAACACACCACCAAAATAAAAGCAAGAAACTTCTTGCAATCCCACGCGGCTCATGTTTTAATCCGTAAAGAAGGGAGTTCGGCAATGAAGTTTATCAAGGATGATGGAACAATCGAAGAGGGTACGCCGCTCACAGACAACACCGCAAAGCTGCGGGATGAGTTGGAGGCGTATCTGCATACGGTGGTGTGCTTCAACATCTACCACGGCCCCTACGGCAGGAAGAAGTGTGCGATGGCGGCAAAATTCCTCGCCCTCACCGTCAACAACAATCAGGACGATCCGGGAGACTACGCCTTTGCCGTCGAAGCGGAGAACTTGCGGCTGAACCCGCCACCGGAGACGATCGACGATCAAGACTCCTGAAACTGCCGGCGTGGACGTTCACGCCTAACCACATTCCCGCCCCCGTAAAGGTGGAAGCCTAGCTTGGAACGTAGCGGAGACCGGCTCCTTGCACAAGTCACTGGGCAGGCGGGATTCACTTCAAGAGGGGAAACACATGAGCACAGATTTGGTAACTCTTCAACCGGAGCGCGACATAACTCCGATGGACATGCTTCGGATCGCCTTGACCCAAGGCGCAGACATCGACAAACTCCAGCAGCTTATGGAGTTCAAAGAGCGGTGGGAAGCGAACGAGGCTCGCAAGGAGTTCGACAACGCGATGGCCGAATTCAAGTCAACCGTTCTCAGGATCGCCAAGAATCAAACGGCGAAGTTTGAGACACAGAAGGGCACGACTCAGTACGCCTACGCGACACTGGACAACGTGAACGCAACCATCATCCCAGCATTGAGCGCAGTTGGCATTAACCATCGGTGGAAGGTCGAGCAGAATGCCACCGAAATATGTGTCACCTGCGTCCTCAAGCACCGGAAGGGTCACAGTGAAGAAACCACCCTCCGGTCATTGGCTGACAGTTCCGGTGGAAAGAATGCTATCCAGTCCATCGGGTCGGCAGTCACATACCTCGAACGTTACACGCTGCTTGCCGCCACAGGCATGGCTGTAGGCGGAACAGACGATGATGGGAACAACTCAAGCCCTCACCCTCAAGCCGTCACCCCTGCGTCGGTCATGCCGAAAGTGCAGCCTCCGGCTAGTGCAATATCGCACGACGACTCCGAGCCCGTAATTACGCCCCGCAGTCGCAAGGGTGCTCAACCCTCCACCCAAGCCCCATCGACGCAGCCAGCAGACTCCCAGGGCCCGGAGCAAAACCTTTCCGGTGTCTTTCCCGAGGGCGAGGTCCTGCAACCTGGGAAGTTTGAACTTCCCATCAGCAAGCCGCAATCGAATCGCTACTTCGCCATCATGAAGTCAGTATCGGTTACGGATGAGCAGTCGGCTCGGCAGTTGGCAAGTCTCGGCTGGAATGGAAGCCGGGATGAGATGCCGAAGCGGATTTACAACCAGGCAATCGATCTGCTCGATCCTGAATTTCGCTTTCACCAAAACAAGTAAAGGAAAATCCGGCAATGAAATACAAGGCAGTTGAATCTTCGCAGATTGAGGCCGTGGCACACGACCCCGAAACCAACACGCTTGGCATCCGGTTCAAGTCCAAGAAGGGACCGTCCGAGTACCACTACCAGAACGTCTCAGACAAGCTCCACGAGGGGCTGGTGGGCGCGGTCAGCGTCGGCCAATTCTTCGCTGAGCATATCAAGAACGATCCAGTCAGCTTTCCGTTTACCAAGGTTCCATTCTGAGGCAGATGCACGGCGTCCGAGACCCCAACCATCAACTCATCGCCGTAGGGTGGGAAGACGGGACTCTGCGGTGCCGATGGCGGAAAGGCGAAGGGGAGCACACTGGAGTTCCAGAGGATGTGTTTCTATCTCTGCGGCGTGTTCCCTTCGCCTACAGCTACTACCAAAAAGCCATCAAGGGAAAGTTCCCTTACACCAAGATCGAAGACCCACAGGAGGAACCAAATGGAAGCACCGGAACCAACATACAAAACACTGCGGGACGAGTTTGCGATGGTGGCGTTGGCAGCACTCATGCAGAACTATCGGGGGGATACGGACGGTATATACGCAGCAGCGTACCGGATAGCCGATGCAATGCTGGCAGCACGGGAGGCGGACTGATGGAATTCTTTCGCGCAGAAGACGGCCTCACGTTTGAACCCAATGGCCACAAGTACCATCTCCAAGGCAAGCCACTCATCAGCCTGACGCAAATCCTCGGTGCGGCTGGCCTCGTGGACTACTCAGCCGTCGCTCCTGACGTGCTGGCAAACAAGGCGGCGTTCGGTACTCGGGTTCACGAGTACACCGCGTTGCATGACCAGGACGACCTGGAGCCGGAAGACTGGACGAAGCTGATCAACCATCCGAAGTACGGGCCGCGTCTCAAGGGCTGGGTGCAGTTCTGCGAAGACTTTCACTTCACTCCCGACCCCAACTGGATTGAGGAGCCTTGCGCGGTTCGCGTGAACGGCATGACCTACGCCATGACGATTGACCGCTTCGGCTTTCTCGGACCCAAGGACGCCAGCGGTGCAGCGATCCCAGCCGTAGTCGAGTTGAAAACGTGCTGTGACCGGGAGCCAAGCCACCAAATCCAGACTGCCGGCCAAGCCATTCCGTTCCGGGGCGACGGTTCGGTGTCGTGCAAGCGCATGGCGGTGTACCTCTTAGACAAGCCGAACGGTGTTGGGAAGTTCTACTTCGCGCAAGAGCATGAGGACCGGCAGGACGAGAAAATCTTCTTGGCTGCGTTGATGTTGACGCAGTTCCGCATTAACCAGAAACTCTTGAAATGAACACGATTACCAACCGCGAATGGATTAAGTGGTACGAGACGGTGGGCCGGAAGCCGATAGCTCACCTGTCGAAAGAGCAGCGCAAAAGAATCGTTCGCGGGTGCCAAGGGAAAGTGGTTTACTCCAGCCACGAAGAAGCGAAACCAGTAGTTGATTCTCTGCCCCTGATAGACGGGATGTTTCCCCGCTCTTATCGCTGCCAACTCTGCCACGGAATCCATATCGGCAACAGCGCAACACGAAAGGCTGAAACCATGTCCACATCACTTGTCTCCATCGAAGCGCAGGCGACAAGCTTGCAAGTTGACTTGAAGAATCAGATTGAATCCTTTTTCAAGTCACTCCCCGAACTCAAGTCACTCGTCTCCATGAGCGAGGCTCTTGTTGTCCAGTCCAAGGCCATCAAGGTCGGGCGCAACGACCCTGACGATTCCAACTACCGCGCGGCCACCGAGCAGACTCAGGCGCTCAAGTCCGTGGTGGATGAGATCACCGAACTCTTTGAACCGTTCGCGGCTGGACTGTTCAAGGCGCACAGGACGGTGACGAAGCTCCGGGGCGACAACCTGGAGGCGGCCGAGGGCGAAGTGAAGCGCCTCAAGACCGAGCGTGAGGGATTCGCCGCGGAACAGGAGCGGATGCGCCGTGAAGCCGCGCAGAAGGCCCAGCAAGAGGCTTACGAGCGGGAACAGATCCGATTGATGGAGGAAGCCCGTCAAGTCGCCGCTACGGGCAACGCAGCCGCCGCAGAGGAGATTCTGGAAGAGGCTGTAAATCTCGAAGTTGCTCCGGTGGTGTTGCCGTCAACCGTTCCAGAGATTCAGGGAACGTCCTTTCGGACAAAGTGGAACTGGGAGATGGTGGATGCTACCAAGCTCAAGGCTGAATTCATCACGCCGAAGGAAAAGGAAATCGGCCAGTTGGTGAGGTCGATGAACAAGGCGGCGGAAACTCTCGTGGGCTCCGGCGCAATCCGGGTGTGGGAATCAAAGATCATTGTGGGGTAGGCGTGGAAGATCGGGGTTATCAGTCGGATTGTCTACTGGCGAGTGTCAAGCACCGTCGAGCTGGCCTAAACCGCCAACTCATAGTGATGGCGACCGGACTCGGCAAAACACGGGTGGCATCTCGCGTTAGGGAGTATCACGGATTCCACAAGCGGGGGATGTTTTTAGTTCACATGGAAACGCTGGCGGTTCAGGGATCGATGGCGTTCCAGAAAGCCAACCCGCAACTCCGCATCGGGGTAGAAATGGCAGGGTCATGGGTCGATATGGATGGCCTGTATCCTCCAGACATAATCATCGCGTCGGTGCCGACATTAGGGAGAAAGGGATCGGATCGCCTCCGGCGTTTCGATCCCTTCGACTTCGACTTCATCATCCAAGACGAGGCGCACATTGGCATCTCAGATTCCTTCAAGCGGGTCTATGACCACTTCGGCCTACTTGAGCCCAACCCTGACGGGCTGCTGTTTCTCGGCATCACCGCCACGCCGAACCGCTCAGACGGCAAGGGCTTGCGGGAACTGTTCGATGTGATCGTCTTTGACATGGGCATCCAGAAGGGTATAGCCGACGGCTGGCTGTGCGATCTGGTGGGATACCGGGTGGACGGCAACGCGAAGCTCGACGGCATCAAGACCCGGCTCGGAGACTTCGCGCAGGATGAGCTAGAGAAGTCTGTCAACACTCCAGAGCGGAACGCCATCATCGTAAAAGAGTGGTACAAGGTTGCCTACGGGAAACGGACCCTAGCGTTCACGGTGGACGTGCAACACGCGCTCGATCTGGCGGCGGCGTTCACGGCCCATGGAGAGCCAGCGGAAGCGGTTTGGGGAGACGACCCGCAGCGGCATGAAAAGATTCGCCGGCATAAGACCGGGGAGTACAAAGTCCTTTGCAACTGCAACGTCCTTGCCATTGGCTACGACGATCCTGAAATCCAGTGCATCATCTCAGCGGCGCCGACTAAAAGCGAACTGCGCTATGTCCAGCAGATCGGGCGCGGCACTCGCATCTGCGACGGGAAAGAAAACTGCATCGTGATTGATGTCGTGGACAACTGTAAGAAGCACTCCCTGACGACCATCTCTACCCTGCTCGGACTGCCAAAAGACTTGGACATGAAAGGCGAGTCGTACTCGAAGGCGAAGCAAAAACTCGACCGGATGGCGGCTGAGTTCCCAACGGCCAACGTGCAGGACATCAAGAGCCTCGACCAACTCAAGAGCATCGCAGAGAACATCTCCCTTTTCCAAGTCAACTACCCTCCAGAGATTGCGCGATTGAGTGAACTGGCGTGGCGGAAATCTACGGATGGGTACATGCTGGCAGTGGGTCGGGATCTCGTGCAGGTGGCTCAAGACTTGCGCGGCGACTGGGCAGTGAAGGGGAAGGTAGGGGAAGCGGTAGCAGACTTCACTTCGCAGAACTTGCCGGGAGCGATGAGCCTTGCAGACCGGTGGGTGCTCGACAATGGAGGCGTGAAGCCGTTGCTGGCGCGGGATGCACGATGGAGAACCAGACCAGACCCGCCGACAGAAAAGCAGTTGGGACTCGCGAGAATACTTCGGATAACAGTTCCTCCCGGCACCACCAAAGCGCAATTATCTAACGCGATTGATATCAAGAAAGCACAGATGAGGGTGAACGCATGAGGGAAATGGTAATCACATCGCACGATACGGTCATGGGGGCCGAGATGATTCTACCCATGCAACGCCAGTGGGGAGAATACGACAAGTTCCTCGAGGCCAAGCGATTCACGCCGGTTGTCTCCGGCCTTACCGAAGTGCCTCCGCTGTGCCCTGCGATGTTCCCGCACCAGCGCGACGTGACGGGGTGGGCATTGCGCCTGGGCCGTGCGGCTGCGTTTCTGGGCACGGGCATGGGAAAGAGCTTGATTGAGTTGGAGTGGGCGCGATGCGTCTACGAACATACTGGGGTGCCGGTACTGCTGTTGGCCCCGCTCGCCGTGGCCTACCAGATGGTCACAGAGGGCCAGAAGTTCGGCATCCACACTAAATACTGCAAACATCCCGAAGACGCAGCAGATGAGCATATCGTGGTCACAAACTACGAGCGGTTGGAGCACTTCGATGCGGAGGATTATTCCGGGGTGGTGCTGGACGAATCGAGCATAT